TTCATCTTCTACAATTCTTTTTTGTATATCTTTTAGTTGATCTTCTGTTTGTGCATTTGCTGCAACAACTTTTAAAAACATATCTAACTGCATTTCTTCACCACTTGGAAGTAATGCTTTTCTAGAAATACTATTGTAAGGTAAGTTTATAAAATTACCGTTAGTCTTTTCACCATCAGCATTCTCACCTAGTGAAGTTTGTTTTGGAAATATTTCTGTGTTGATTGGTAGTTTAAATAAAAATAAAACCTGTTCTAAAAAATCTCTTATCGCTTTTGCTTTTACGTACTCAGTGGTGAACACATATAAATGTAGTCCACCACTCTTCGATAGGACAGGTATTATCGGAAGCTTTTTTTCTTGTATGATGTCTAGATAAAATTTTCTATCTATTGGATATTTATCAACATCAATCGCACCAAATCTAGCTTTACCTTCATCAGTACATGGTTGTATACCAATAGATTTAACACCAGATAAGTGATCTAAATAATCTTGTTCAACAACAGGTATTGAGGACCATTCGTGTGGATACCTTTTCTTACCTGTTTCTCCATCTACAAAACCTTCAGTAGTCTTGCAAACTCCGTAGTTTCTTTTCAATCCTGAAAAGTATTTTATATATTCCTGCATTTATTCCTGTCCTTTTAATAATTTCTAAAGGCGCCTCCAGTCTCCCTTCAGCGCCTCTGTAGCTACATTCCTCTAGGGAATTAGATAATGTCTTTAGTACTTTTGTTTTCAACTTTATCATACTTTGGTTTAGCAGAACCTTTAGAAACTTCTTTCTGTAGATTCTGTGCCATAGTATAAGCTTCAGCATCCATACCATTGGATACATCTAACATTTTTACTAATGATGGTTTGTACACATGCCAGCTTTTATCTCCCCAGTTTTTGCCAACTGTTTTTAAGTTGAACACTGCAGAGTATGCTGCCGGTTGAAATGTACCTTGTGAATCTGTCATTCTCAAGTTAGCAATCAAGTTATTTAACTCTCTACCTGGAGTTAGATTAGATGATCTCATAGTAATAACAGCTTTTCTTAGCTCATTACCAACTATAGCAACCACATAGAAATACATAGTTTTTTCTACGTAGTTTCCATTAGCCAATCTATATCTACCATTTTTTTCTTCAGTAGAGTCTGCAGGTATTTCTAAATGTGTGCCCACAGGTGCTGATGGACTATCGCCCATATCTTGCCACTCTGGCCATCTAGTTTGTGTATGTGCTATAACAACATCAATACCTTTAGTACCATCAATTAAATTCCCAAAACTACTAGAATAAATCATTCCAGGTTCTGCGCCTTTAACGTACTTTGCATTTCTTGAGTTACACTCAGGTGATAACTGATGAAGAATCTTTAAGATCGGTGTTGATACATCATCCGATTTTAACTCTTCAGTTCCTCTACCTGAATCAGCTCTTAGGTTTATTGTAGATAATGCACCTGCATTATCTTTCTTTACGATTGTACTTTCTGTACTCATATATAACTCCTATTAGTTAATCGTTATTATTTATTTTTTAATTTAGTCTGACTTCCGTCAAACGTACTAAATAGATCAGAAGGAATCTCGTTACCTTTTTCTTTGAAATCCTTCATCACTACTGTGAGTGAAGCGTGGTGAACCTTCTCGTCTTGAGTTGGTTCATAGCCACGCTCCCTCGCAAGACCAGCATATTCGACAGCCTTGTTATCTTCGCCTTGACCAAATGTTACTGTAATATTATTTTTTACAATATCACCTAAGCCATTGTCTCGAAGCCATTGTATCGCCTCAGCTTTTTTGTCAGCTCTCATTGAGGCACTGTAAATTTTTTTAATTGTAAGTTCAGAACCATCTTGTAGTTTTAAACTTTTTAAATTCATATCTTCCATTAACTTTGGAATAATAATACAACTAAAATGTTTTTCATCTTCTTTTAAATCTTTCACTCTATCTTCTAGTTCTTTTATTTGAGACTGTAAAGATTTTAATTTCTCTACTTCTTCTGATAATTTTTTAGGATCAATAATATCAGTTTGATCCGGTGCATCTTGTCTTAAATTTATATCCATAATATTGCCTTTCGTAAAAGGTATATAGGATTATTATATTGAAATGTCAATACTAGTTTTGAAAAATATTTATCTCTAGTGGATAATATGTTTTTTCCTGTCTGTCCCATTTTAACAACTTATATTTGCCGTTAGTCATATCAGAAACAACAGAACATGTCACTCCAATAATAGCAGGATCACCTGATAGTAATAAGTAATCATCGGTTGTAAAATTTTTTAATTTATCTTTTATTTGAAAAATTAAAGGACCAGGAGAAAAAATCATTTGAGCTTTTGCAGGAAGCATCACCGTAATGTCGCCATATTTTTGTGCACCCATTACATTATATTTAGGTTGTCCGGTTTCTCTATCGACAGGTATGTCTTGTACTAAATAAACTTTGCTCATTGACTTTTATTCTTTTGTATACTATATAACAAATTAGAAAGAAAAAGCAAACTATGAACTATAAATTTAAAACTAAGCCGTATGGCCATCAATTAGATGCATTAGACGCATCTTGGGATAAAGAAAATTTTGCGTACTTCATGGAAATGGGTACAGGTAAATCTAAAGTATTATTAGATAATGCAGCTGTATTATATGATAAAGGTTTAATAAACGGTCTGTTATTAATTGCTCCTAAAGGTGTGTATAAAAACTGGTATGATTCAGAAATACCTACACACCTACCAGACCATATAGAAAAAAATATAGTCCTTTGGAAAACATCTGATAAATCAAAAAAGCAACAGTTATTATTAAATACTTTGTTTAAAACAGGTACACATTTAAACATTTTGATTATGAATGTAGAGTCATTTTCTTCAGGTAATGGTGCAGAATTTGCATATAAATTCTTATCTGCACATCCTAAATCAATGGTTGCTATTGATGAATCTACTACCATTAAAACACCTACTTCTAACAGAACTAAAAACATATTAAAGCTAAGTGACCACTGTAAATATAGAAGAATACTTACAGGTTCTCCTGTAACAAAGTCACCTTTAGATTTATATAGTCAATGTCAATTCCTTGATCCCTGGCTCCTAGACCATCAGTCTTACTACACGTTTCGTGCTAGATATTCTATCTGTAAAAAGATTCAAGTTAATGGTCGTCAAGTGGAGATAGTTGTTGGTTATAGAAATCTTGGTGAATTATCTGATAAGATAAAACCTTTTTCTAAAAGAATATTAAAAGATGATTGTTTAGATTTACCTGAAAAAACTTATGTCAAGCATTATGTTGAACTTACAAAAGAGCAAAAGAAAGTATATGAGCAAATGAAGAAAGAAGCAATAGCTTTTTTAGATGGTAAGATGCAATCTTCAGCAACTGTTATGACACAATTAATGCGTCTACATCAAATTACTTGTGGACATTTTACTGCAGATGATGGTACCATAAAAGATTTACCTTGTAGTAGACTTGCTGAATTAATGAGCATTCTTGAAAACGTAGAAGGTAAAACTATTATATGGTCCCACTACACACATGATGTAAAAAGAATAATTAAAGAAATAAAAAGAGTATATGGTGATGACTCTGTTGTAGATTATTATGGTGCAACAGACACTGATGCAAGATCAGCTAATATTAAAAAATTTCAAAACGATGATAAGTGTAGATTCTTTGTAGGTACTACTCATACAGGTGGTTATGGTATTACATTAACTGCTGGTAGTAATATGATTTATTTTTCAAATGGTTATGACTTAGAGAAGAGACAACAATCAGAAGCACGTATTGATCGTATAGGTCAAACAAGAAAAATGACTTACATTGATATAATGAGTCAAGATACTATTGATGAAAGAATTGTAAAAGCTTTGCGTAACAAAGTTAATATTGCAAATAAAATAATGGATGAAGATTTTAGAGAATGGATATAGCGATTATAGTCCCCACTATAATCAATCCCGGCAGCTGAGTGCCTAACCTCCCAAAATAACTACAGTTTTTCGAATAGTATTACTATAATAGTAAACATACCTGCTACTAAAGCAGTCATTGCATAACGCATATGATTTTTAATTTCTTTAATATCGTTNTCTATTCCTGAAATTTTTTGATGAGTTTGTTTTTGCATAATACGACAAAGTTTTTCGTGTGATTCTATTCTCTCTAGTGCTAAATCTTTTTTAGGCATTATGCCAGTCCTCTTGATCTTAGTTTAATTTGTTTCTCTTCTTCAGATAATAAAGCATTCTCAACCGGCGTCAATCCCTGATTCATGAGCCCTGCTGCTGGTATAGCCGCAGTCTGAACCACTTGTTGATTAGGCATTGGTGTAGGTGGTAATGCTGATTGACCTTCTGGATCAGAGTCAGGTAAGAAATCTTCGAGCTCTAAGTCAAATTCATCAAATAAAGTTAGACTTTGCATAGCTGCATTCATCGCTCTCAATGTAGGTTCTGCTTCAAAGAATACGTTTGCAATACCTGCTCTTTGTGCAAGGTCTTGAAATCTTTCTTGTAGTCCTTCTGATGGAAAGAAAGGATCAAATACTCCAGCAGTAAGCTCGTTGTATTCAGATTTTAGATTTCTTTTATCAAATATTTCATAAGTTTTAGAAGGTGATATTCCAATAGTTCTAGCATTATCAATTGTATTTAACATTTTNTTACGTGCATTAAAGATTTGTTTNTTAGCAATATAATATCTTTCAATAACATCTTGTGCAGTTTTCATTTCAGTAGGATCAATCTCACCTGTAAATAGTTTTCTAGAATCTGATATTGCTTTTTGATATTCAAATAATTTAAATCCTAAAGATTTTTCTGGATCAACTTTAATTGGTCTAAACCCAAATATACCAGCAAGCTCTTTTGGTACTTCATATATTTCACCACCTTTTCCAGGTGCTCCTGTAAATCCTTTTATAGTTCTTTGAAAAGGTTGCGTTGTAGGCATTAAAGTTTTAGATAAGTGTTGCATGATAGTTGCAATCTTTTCTGGTTCAGGTGTTTGATCATTATATAGTTGTCTACCTTCTCTTGTTCTTCCTTCTCTAAACCATATGTCCATAAATGCTTCTGTGTAAATAGATTCAGATATAAATGGTGATGCAGTCTGACCAGCAGCTTCTGCAATACCCTGAACAAAACCTTTTAATAAAACTTCTTCATCTTCTATACCTTCTTGAATACTTCTTAGTACAGTCTGAAAAGGTCTAGTTAAAGTATCATATACATTATTCTGAGACCAGTTAATGTAATACAGTTCATCTGTTTCAGGATCTCTTATATAAATTTTTTGTGAATCTTTTGCCCACGGTGCAACAAAGTCATTAGCAGCATCTGCTTCTTCGTTAGATACACCAAACATTGCTTGTGATCCTTTAATTAATCCATAAGGTATTGCACCCATTGCAAGTGTAGTTCCAATTAATCTTTTCATAGCTAAACCTTTCATTGGATTTTTACTTGTAATAGGATTTATTTTACCTGTTAATGGATCTTTCATATCTTTTATTATTTGTCTAAATATACCTGTACCTGTTCTAAATATTTCTGATGGCCAAGACATGAAGTTACCGAAAGGTGACATACGTGCTGCTCTTACAAACTCACCAACCTTTGCATAGTTTGGAATTGTATCTTGTACTATTTGTGCTACTTCTTTTTTAAGTGCATCGTCAGATATTTTAACACCTGCTTTTTTATATGCATTACCTCTTTGTAATAACTGAGTTTCATATCCAATAATTTTCCAAATATCATCTTCAGCTACATACATATCTTGCATAAACTTTGCACCTTTTTTAATTCCTCTAGATGTTTTCTTACCTAAAGTATTAATCATAGGTTTTAAAATACTATCTGTTGCAATATTACCTTCACCAAATCTAACATCCTTCATTAGATTTCTAAGATCACCAAGTCTTACGTTTGTATTAGTAATACCTAACTCTAAATATTCTCTATACCTTTCTTGTGATATAGGTTTTCTAGGTCCTCCTACTTGCACACTACCAAAAGCTCTATTCATTGCTTTTCCAAATCCTGGTCCAACAGTTCCATTTGCAAGTGCAAATGCACTAGAACTTAAAAAGTTTCTTATGTGTGTAGGTATAGATAAAATTGTTTTTGCATACTGTGCACCTGCTTTAGGTGTTAGTAGTAAGTTACGCCAAGCCCAAGAAAAAGTTTTACCTAATGCACCTTGACCTTCAGCTTCACCTCTCATCCAGTTTTGAATATTACTTACGTTAGTAAAACCTTCNGCTATCTCTCTTGTAGTNAATGTGTTTGCTAATCTNTTAATTAGTACACCATCTTTAAAATATTCTTTTACATAATCATCCATCGGTACAATATCTGCTTCAGGTCCAAAAGCTCTTTTTGCAATTAATGGACTACCATGAAAAAATCCTCTTTGACCTAATGGTGTATCTGATTTAGCTGCTGCTTTCATTGCATCATCTACATCTAATATTTCATCAAACAATTGATTCTTTCTAGCAATAGTAGATAGTCTATTCATACCTTCAAAGATCGAGTGTCTTACATCTTCAATCTCACCGAATAATTCTCTGAATATTTTAGATCCTTTACCTATAACTTGTAATTCTTTCTTACCACCTGGTAAATCTTTGGTCAGAGTTTGTGCAAATGTTTTTAAACCTGTTGCATCATCTGCAGCTTTAGATAAATTTTGATATGCAAATGTAGGAAGAGTATCTTTTCTTGGATCCATCTTTCTAACTTGTTTTATAATATCATTGACCATACCTTCTGCTTCTAATTCAGTAATAGGGTTTTTATTTTTAGCTGCATATCTCATAAATAAAGCTTTAGCATTATCTATAGAATCTTGAGTTGGTTTATATTTAGAAAAGAAACCTGCTTCTGCATCTTCAAATATTTCAAATGTATTACCAATATAGTTTTTAACTCTGTTACCCATTATCTTTCTTAAATCTCTAGTAACACCTGTTGGTAAATCTACCTTAGCACCTGGACCTGCTGCAGTTATTTCTAGTAAGTCATTAAACTCTTTTCTAGTTTTAGTTAAAACTTCTATAATATTATCAGCCACAGGGTTTCCTTTTTCTGCACCCATTCTTTTGGTAATTATTTTTCTAAGTTGATTTTTTAAATTAGAATCTATTGGAGCTGTTAGATCTCCTTCAAATAAAGTATTATCCAATACTTTTAAAAATTCTTTTCTTTCTGCAACACTAGATGCATTAAAAAATTTTCTAAATTCTGGAAATACTTTATCAACTTCTGTATCTATACGAGCCACCATTTCTTCAGAAAAGTTTGTATCTCTCATTTGTCTTGCTTTTTGAGTTTGTTTAGATGCAGCAATTTCTCCAGGTTTAGTACCTCTAAATCTAAATACACTTGCTAATTTATCTAATCCTCTTTCTATTTTAGAACTACTGTA